AACAGCAACTCACTATTAAAATTAGCTCGGATAGCGTCCAACGCCCCTTTATAAATATCACTTACTGTCATAAGCCCTCTTTACTATATTGTTTATATTCTTTTTAAAGAAATCCAAGCCCTTTTTACTAGCAGGGGTCATATAAGGTCTATTTAATTCATCTTCTAACTTAGCCGCATAGTTAACCGCCCCACCACCAGCTTTTATAATAACATAAGGCGAGCCGCCCCCATCTTCTTTTACAGAACCATCAATATTAATAGTATTAACTAACCTTCCTGTATCCGTCTTAGGGGGCTCACCTTTAGCACTGGCAATTGTTTTTGGTAAACCAGCAATAGTTTCTGGTCGCTTAACTTTATCAACATAAATTCTAGGGCTATCTTGGCTTCTTCTTACATAAGCCCTACCGCTTCTTGTGCCAGTTTGAACTAATGTTCTTGCTTCGTTTTGAACTTGTATAGCCGTATTAAATAATAATTTCTTTAACTCCAAAACAAAAGACTTATTCTTTAAATCTATTTTAAAATTATCGGTTACTGATACATTAATTTTCATTAATGCCCCTGTGCAAACCTTCTAACAGGCATTAAGCCCGCCTTAAAAGCACTTTCCCATTCGGGGGAAAACCTTAAAGAGCTACTTCTAGCTTCCATTATCTCTATAACCTTACCAGTGTAAGCTATTATAGCAGTTTGGAATATACCATCAATAACAGCGGAAGTTGTGCCTTTGCCCGCTATATATTCAATCTCATACCCAGCAATACCTCTTGATGAAGTAGAGCTAAAACCGTCTTTTAAATAAAACCTATTGCCAGCGGTATCTAAAAAGTAATTTGTTGCAGAAATTGTAGTAGATGTGCCATCTTCAGCAAATATCTTAAAGCTATTAATAGTCTTGGCAGGAAATGCCATTAATGTTATATAACGAGCAGAACGTAAAGACGTGTCGTAAAGAAATTGTGTGTAAAAGAAATCATTTACAGAAAGACTAACGCTACTTAAGGTATCTCTACTTTCCGTAAAGGTAGTATCAATTAAAATTGTATTAGTAAAAGATTGAACAACTTCTATAGCCGTTTTAATTGCTAATAAAAGCTGTTCATCTCCTACCGAACTGTCCCTGCCTAAGGACTTTTTTACTAACTCCAGACTAACTGGAAGGGTAGTAGGTTGCGTTTTAACAACCAAGTTTGAGGCAGGGTTAAGTCTCATAAAGTTATTTTACTTCTTCAATATAGCCACCTTTAAAAATATTTTGGAAAAGGTCGGGGCTACTTTCTTCAAAGTCAACCACATCACCTTTCTTTAATAGTTTTAAGCCACTATTTAGTCCATTAAACGTAACCAAAATATCTTTTGATATTTTGTATTTGTAAACAACTTCTTTTTCTTTTGCCATATGATTATGCTATTTGAGGGTTATTAGATGAAAACACTTTAGCCTGAGCTATTGCGGTTAAAGATACAGTTCCAGTAGTTACTATATCACAAGTAACATACCTTTTTGTATTTAAAATAGCAACAATAAGTTTACCAGTAGCTGTTAAGTTAGCACCAGAAGCTATAGGAGCACCAGCGGCATTGTACTTATAATACTTAATTTGAGCGGCAGGCACGACGGTTTCACCACTCATATTTGAAGCATCAGCCTCATTCACGGCAACGGTTAGGGTGCCGTTAGCATAAGTAGTTATATCTATTTCAAAGAACAATTCATCAGCCCCAAAAGTATCAGTGCTTGTTCCTTGTACAGTTGTTGTAGCCGTAGACAAAGGGGTAGAGGCAATAGTAAAATTTGCCCTTGCAATGTTATTTTTAGAAAAACTATTAGTCATAATTATTACCTATTGGTTAATTGTTAATATTAAGTAGAAGTATTGATGAAAACTAAAGCATCAAAAGCCTTTACATCGCCACCAACTCTTTTTCTACCCTGAAAGCCAATTTTGTTGTCAGAGCGGTAAGGGTTTCTTAAAATAGTTTGAGTTGGTTTTTCAGCTATTGCATAAGCAGCTTCCATATCACCGTAAATCAAAGATTTGCTTGAAGCGGCAACAATAGGCATGTGCTCTAATTGAATAAACTCTTTGCCAAAGATGCTAAAGGTTACGCCAAGCACGCCAACTTCCCTAAATATAGGAAGGTTTTGGGTATCAGCAACTTTTAGTATTTCAGCCATAGCGGTTCTTGAGCCATACCATTTAGCATTAGTGGCATAAGCTGATTTTAAGCCAGCATAGGCATTTACTATACCAGCATAAGTATAGCTTGTAGACGCTCCAGAGTTGATTGCATAGAAAGCTTTAACAATGCTATTAACTTCCGTTGCTTGCGTGCCATAAGTTAAAATGCCCTTTGGTTCGTTCACACCGTCGCCATTAATGAAAGCATTACTTTCTTTTTCAGCAAACTCTCTAGCTAATTCTTGAACTAAAAGGCTTTCGATTGGGTAAACCGCATCTTCAAGAAGTTTAGCAGATACTACATGAGTAGCCGTTATTTCATTAGCAACGATTTTTACTTCACCAGTATTAGCTTCCGCATTTGAGTTAGCCCCACCTTCCACATTGAATAAAGAAGTAGAATTATTAAACCATCTAGGAAGAACTATGCCATCATTTTGAGAAAAAGGTATAACTTGAGCATATTTTCTAATAGGTGATTGCAGTCTTTGTAAAGCAAGGGCAACATTGCCATAAGTTGGATATACTAAGTATCCGCCAAGCTCGTGATTAGCTACTGACATATCTTTTTGCTCTACAACAAAAGTTTTTGGCTGGTTATGGTCTGCACCAATTCCCTTTCTTATAAAATCGCTAGTAGCTTTATAATCACCGCTTTTACTTTCAAAAGAAGGAGCTAATTTTGCCTTTTGAATTTCACCAATTTTAGTAGCGATTTCTAAAGATAAATCGTTTCTAGTTTTTTCAATCAAGCTATCATATTTTTTAGTAGCCTCGCTGTTTTTTTCAGCAAGAACATGAAGCATGCTATTAATCTGTCCAATAGACGAGATTATGTCTTGGTTATTGTTTGTTTGTGTTTCCATTGATTAAGATGTTGTTAAGGTTAAGTTTTACTTTTTCTAAAGAAGCTAAAGCCTCCTTAGTTTTGTCTATTAACCCAACATCTCGCTGGCTACTTGGAATGCCAAACATACTTATAATATGCTTAGCGTTCTTGTTTGAATACCCTACATCACGCAAGGCTTTTTCTACGTCTTTTGGAGACGATGAATTTTTTACACTATCAACTTCTGCCATATCATTAGCAGGGAAGGTAACAATTGAAACTTCATATAAATCTAATTCTTTAAGAACACGAACGCCCTTAACTTTGTCCATTTCATAATCATTTGTTTTAAAGCCTATGGACATTTTATCTAATACACCCATCTTAAGGTTTGAATAGGTTTCAGCACCCTTTTCGGTCTCTAAATTAATTTGGCACTTTACATAAAGCCCCGTATCATCTTCATAAGCATCTACTATTAAGCCAATAGGTTCATCAGTTTTATGCTGGAATAATAATTTAGGTTTTCTTTTAGATAATGATTTTGCAAAAGCACCCTGAATAATAACGTCCCTATCACTATCAATATTATTAAACACTGAAGCATATCCACTGAAAACGCCTTTTTGTTCGGCACTTTCTTTTAATTCAAAATCACAATATTTTTTTAAAGTAAGGCTCATTAGCTATCTTATTTTTACAAAGCGTGTGATTTTAAATATAAAAATCAAGTATTATTTTGCGGAACGTATATTAACACGCATCTACAGTTAATTGAATTAGCTTCACTGGCATCTGTATCATTAGGACGGTCGAGATATTCCCCGCCTACATAAAACTTGTCGCCCATTGGTATAGGCTCACTTCCAGCCATACTTAAATGGTCTTGTCTTGTTCTACTATCAACCGTTGGCACCCATTGTTTAAGAAAGGTTAAGCCTAATGTATCGCTTGCATTATTAATAACCTCATTACTTGCATAAGTAGAGGCTCTATGTGTTTCCGTTCTTGCTATAGTAAAGCTTCTTGAAAAAGCTACGGCATCAACCGCCCTTATTCTTTTAGCTATTTTATCTACGCTTTCGCCTAGTTCATAACCTTTAGATATAGCTTTAGTAACCTTGTCTTTTGAAGTTTCGCTAATAAGCTTAGAGCGGTTAAGTGAATTAGAAGCAATAAAACGTTTAGCTATTTCTAGTGCCGATAGGTTTAAATCTGCCTTTATTTCTTTTTTAATAAATTCATTATATACAAGTCCTGCAAATCTATTTACAGTTAGTGTGTCATGGTCTTCTAGTATCTTTTGTATTATTTGCTGATGTTTTCTAACTAAGTAATCAGGAACTGCCCCACCTGAAAAGAACTCAAAAGCCTCTTTATTAAAGCGTTTAATTTCAGCCCTGTAGATTTTGGCAAACTTTCGCTCTATGGCATTAAGCTTTGCTAAATATTTAATCTGATATCTAAGCACTTTCACCTATAGGTACGCCTTGTTGATTAGTAATAATATCGCCCCCCTCAAGGTCATCCAAACCGAAATGCTTTCTTTTTTCGTTTAGAGTTAGGAAGTTTATAGAACTTAAGTCAAGCATTGCCTGCGTTCTTTGAGCGGCAATGGCAGGTATTTGCTCACTAAAGAAAGATACTCTCATATTATCAGGTAGCAGATTGCCACTTAATAAATCAAAGTATCTATTAGCTAAGGGAATAATAGTCGATTGGTAAAATTGTAAATTAGCTTGTTCTAAGTTTGCATAGGTACTTTCAGTTGGCAGAACTAATAGGCTAGGCACGCCAAAGGCACTACAAATTAACTGAATGTTTCTAGTTTGAGAGTTAAAGAACTCCATATCTTGTGCAGGTATTTGCGTCGCTGTAAATTCCAAGCCACCTTCTAGTATTATGGACTTACCTACATTCTTAATACCGTTCATCGCATCGTTTAAAGTTTTCTTTAGGTTTTCAGCCTGTTGCTCCGTTAATTCACTTGCTCTGCCATCAGCATTCTTAACGCTAAAAAAGCCTAATGGTCTACCGCCTTGGTTAAGCACTTGGTAATTCCATTGCAAAGTTTTCTTAACTATATCTACCGACTGTCCACAAGAATATAAAGGACTTAAGCCCTCAAAGGCACTATCAGGGTTAAAGTTATTCATACCAAATATTTGACTGAAGCCTTTACTGTCAAACAAGTAATCTTCTTTGCCTAAAGAATAACCTTTTAAAGCTAGCTTAGTTCTTTTATCAACGTATATAGGACAAACAGCGTCGCTTGGCACATTATACATTGCGCTAGCGTTTTGCGGGCTATCTTTATAAATAAAGGCTTGCCCGTATAAAATATATTGGGCAATAAAGCGAAAGGTAAAATCCTTGAAGGATGTTTTGCCATCAGGAAAGGCTAGTAATGTTTTTAATCTATTGTCCTTTATTCCATCTATTAGTTCATTGTTTAAATAGAACTTAGGGTCTAGGCAGGATATTTCTTGAGCTATAAGATTAACGCACCTTGCAACAATTATGTTTGAAAGGGCTTCAGTGTCTATCTGGTGTTTAGAAAAATTAGTAAAGGTGGAGTTTGCATACTCACTAAAGAACGAAAACCCTCCGAATGATTTTGTTTGTAAAGGCTCTGCTTGCTTAGTTAAGCTAGTCTTTTTATTTAAAAAAGGTATTTTCATAATATCCTAATGTTAGGAACATTTTTTGGTTTTGCAACATAATTTAAAAAGAGGGTGGTTGCGTCTACCAAATCATCGTGCTTAGCTAATGGAAAGCTTGTTAATTCAGCTACGTAATCCTTAACCCAAAAGGCATTAGAAGGCAAATGCACCCTTCCAGCTTCAAATATAAATGAACATTGAGCAAGACGACTGCCCTTGTCTTTATCTACCTGCACTGGGACTATAGGTAAATTGCTATTACGCCTTAAATCTTGTATTAACTGCTGTCCGCTAGATTTATCTTCTATAATAATCTTTTTTGGATTGAATTTTTCTGCCAGTTGCCTTGCCTTAG